ACAAGAATTTGTCTTAATAAGGTTATCACTAAGGTATGAAAAGTTTTCCAATTTTTCTTTTAGTTCATCGGTAAAGTCGTTAGCCGACAAAACTTTGCCTGCTTCTTTATCTACTTTGGCGGTGAGCAAGGTATTGAGGTCTTTGTTGTTTTTTACTTGGTTTGCAATTTCTTGCAGGGTGTCAAAGGCGGTGTCATCTACGGAGAGGGTATTTTCTAAATTCCCTATTTTAGTTTGCAGGTTGTCAATAGCATCTTTGAGTTCTTGCCCTGTGCCGTCATAACCGCCTTTAGGTACAAGTTTTGAAGTATCGGTAGGTTGTAAGCCTTCGAGTTTTTGCTTGAGCTCATTTGTAAAATCATTGCTGCTTAGGCCTTTGCCTGCTTCTTTCTGTACCGAGTTGATAATCATATCACGCTGTTCGCGGGTGAGCAGTACGGGTACATTATTGTTAAAAGTGAGGCGTGAGAGAGCTTCTTGAGCATCGGTGGGATTGTCGTATACCACGCCGTTGATCTCCACTTCACTCACAAGGGCATCAAGGATAGAGAAGTTCACATCGTCAGCGTTGTGGAGGATAAGGCGGTCGTTCTCCACACGGGCGGTAAAATTGCGAATGGCGAGGATGCCATTGTAGGCAAATAGGTATTCTTTCAATTCGCCTGGTACGGGTGAAAATTTGTACTTTGGGTCCATTTGTTTAGAGGTTTGATTACTTTGCAAAGGTAGTGTGGAAATAAAAAAAGTGAAAGGACAAAAAAAGCCTTGCTATTGCAAGGCTTTTTTATACATACACCAACAATAGACAAGCCTATCATCGGGGGTTTGTACCAGTTCGATGGTGAACCCTAATTCTTGAAGTACATCGTACACATCGTGCTGGTCTATGGGTTCGTTAGGGATTACGCCCTGCACCATAGCGAGCACCTGCGAGGTGGTGTGATACGTTTTAGATACAGTCCCTGCAGATTGTGGAGAATAATACCGCAAGAGTAATGTTTTGAGAATTTCTTTGTAGTCGTTCATTTTAGGTAAGAGTTAAGAGATAAGAGTTAAAAGCCGTTGTAATCTTCGTAAAATTCTTCTATCTGCTGCTTTTCGCGCAATACGATGAACGAAAGAGAGAGCATATACGAAAGCACTTTGCGGATAGTGTCGCGTTCCTCCTGGCTAAAATTATCTGAAGGATCTTCGGAAATGCGTATTAAGGTGAAGAGTTCTTCCTGCTTGTTGTTGGATGCATCAAAATAGTTGACTATTTCTTGTGTCCATTCTGAGAGTTTTATGCCGAGCTCTTGGCTCAAGGCGCGAGGGGTTTTGTTGCTTGCTTTCATAGGTTTATTTGTTTAGGTGTTTGTTGATAATAAGACCGTTGATTGCTTCGGTGAGGGTAGGGGCTGCGCTCTCTACTTTTTTGCCAAAGAAAGTGAAGTGCAAGTACCATACGCCTTTGCTAAAGCGCACGCGCAAAGAGCCGCCCACCTCTTCGGCTAATACCATAAGGTCGGGTTCAGGGTTTTCGGTACGTTTGATTTTCTTGAACGCTTTTTTGGAGAGGTTTTTAAGCGTTTCTTCTTGCCAGCGTTGTTTAACGATTTCGCGGAAGCGACGGCGCGCTGCTTTTTGGCGTTCGCGCTCTTCTGATGTTAATTCTTGTGTGAACATAATATATAAAAATTAAAAAATCCGTGAGTGGGGGCTGTTCACACAAGTGCTGGAAAGCAGATTGCTGTATAGCATTACGGCTATACAACCCCTTCACGGATTATATTGTAAATAAAATGATGGATTTGCTGGGTTTTACGCCAACACTTATGTGAACGGTGCAAAGGTACGCAAAAAAAAAATAACCTGCAAGGAAATTGCAGGTTTTTTTTGAAAAAAGTTATTTTTTTTAATCTTTTTTAAGTTTACTATATAAGTAAAAAACACTCAAGAGAACTTTTATTTCAGAAGATTTTAGTTTTCCGTTAGAAGAGTATTTTCCACTTAATTGATATTCTATATCTTTCCTAGACTCAAAAGCTTTATAAAAAAATGAGTATAGAGAATTATCAACTCTAAAGTCAGCGGTTTCATAAACACTATTTGGACCACCTATTGTTCGATCTACATCAAGATCTTTAACCTCAAATGTTTCATCGTTACACAAAAAAATGATTTTATCAAAAAAAATCCAATTGCTCCCAGAGTAATTCATTACTAATCTCATTGATAAGAGATTATCGGCAGTGATAACTAAATAAGGGTAATTTCTTCCTTCTAACTTATGATGAATAAATGTTACTTTTTTGAATCTATCCTCTTTGACTTTAAAGCCTTTTAAATCATCTTCAGATAGTTCAGAAAGAGGTCTAGAATGAACAATTTCTTTTGTTAAATTGTTTAATTGTTGAAGTTCACTAATAGAAATATTACCTAATCTCTTAGTTTCTTCAAATTGAGAATTTTCGGTAATTTTTTTCATTTCTACTAATATAGAATCTTTAACACTTTGTTTTGAACTATCGAGGGATAACCTTAAAAGCTCTCTTAATTTGTTAAATTCATCGTTTTGAGTTTGTGCATTGACTGAGAATATAGCCATTAATGCAGAGCAGATAAATAAAAACTTTTTCATACATTTTATATTTTTGTTAATTATTTTTTTCTTGAACTCCTTGTATGAGGTCTTACATAAGTTCCATCTTTTCTATAATAACCTCTTACATAAATAGTTCCTGTTCCACTTGTAGATGTATTATATTTATTGTAATAGTTTGTTGTTTTTGTTGATGTATTTGCTTCTAAAGAACTATACAATGAATATTTAGGTTCGTAAGCTAATCCATAATAATTGCCAAACCTAATTTTTCTATACTTATTTTTGTAATAATTTCGAGATAAAAAAACCTTTGTATTTTTAGGAGCTGTAATAATCTCTTCCTTAGTATCAATATTTTTATATAAAACAGTATCATCAGTTAAAATTGCTGTATAATAATTTGATACACAAGAAATATTTAATAGAATTATTAAGCATAAAATAATTTTTCTCATAAAATATTCAAATTTTAGGCACAAAATTACAAAAAAAAATTACCCCCGCAAATTTAGGGGGGTAAAATTAATTGTTAAATATTACAACACTACTTCTTTGGTGGTGTTATTGCCGGGGCGGTCGGTGGCGGTTACGATTACTTTGTCGCCTGTAATTGAAGCATTGGTGGCAGTGGTTACATAGAGCCATTTGCCTTCGTGCAGGGTGGCGTTGCCTTGCTCTACTTCGGACTCGTCGTTGTTTTCAATACGCACTTTCACGGTGGTTACTTTCACATTGTCGGTAACGGTGATAAGTATTTTTTCGCCTGTAGCCGCTCCTTTGTAGGCGGTAGTGTCGATGTTCTCAATTACTGGCGGACGGAGATAGTCGGCAACGGCAATGTTGTAAGCCGATAGCTTGTTGGGCGAGGCGGCAGCCAGCTTTTTGTAGATAGCAGATAGCGAACTATCGGCAAGGGCTTGCTTGGCGTAGGCTACTGCCTTGAGGAATTTTTTGCCTTGCTCTTTTTGGTGTTCGGTTTTTTTGCCCGTGTGTCGGGGACTTTTGGCGAGGATAGTACCGCGTGCGGTGTTGCGGAATACCATTTGTTTGCCTACAGAGCCAGAGAGCCCAAAGAGGTAAAGGTTTTCTTTAGATTTTGCCATTTTATTTAGTTTTATGGGTTAATAATGGCGCAAAGATAGTGGTGATTTATTGCTGTTTAAAGGACAGTAGCCTCTGTAATGAATAATTATCAATTAGGGTATTAGCTAAGGGGAGGTATTCCTTACCTAAATCTCGAGGGACAAGTTCCGAAGTTTTTTTTGTATCTACTTCATTTCCTATTTTTTTTTCAATTGTTTTTACTAACAGCTTCAGTTGCTTTAATTCTTCGGTTTTTCTGAATATTTTTTCTATCAAAGTAAAATTTTCTTCCTCTTGGCTCTCGGCTTGTAGTACCCACTTTCTAAGGCTTTTTTCCCTCGATACGATATTGCTGCGTAGGGTGTGCAGGCGTTGTACGAGTTGTGTAGGACTCAACTTATCTAAGGCTTCTTCTTGTGAAGGGGCGGTGGGTAGCAATATGCGTTTGTACTTGATCCAATGGTCGAGCACGGTATCGCAGGCGTCCATTTCCTCGAATAGTTGCCATAGCTGCTGCTGTAGGGCGCGGGCTTGGCTTTCTTGGTCGGCTGGGAGGGCATTAAGGCTTAGCTTGAGCGAGCAGGCTTTTAGCCACTGGTTTTTCTTGGCGAGGTATACGGGGTGCAGGGCTTGGGGATAATCGGAGATTAAGTGAACAGAGAAAAGTGAATAGTGAACAGCGGGCTTGTTGTCGATTTTCGGATTGTCCCCCTCGCTTTCGGAGAGGGGGGAACGGGGGGTGAGGCTTTTTAGTTTTGCTTTGAGCTTTGCTTCGTTCTCCAACGAATAAAAGCGAGGAACGCCTTGAAGATTGCCTCCAAGGCGTTCGTACTCGCTGAGCAAACGTTTATATTGTTCTCGGTAATTAGACATTAGGTGTCAGAGCTTTTTTCAATGCCAAGGCGCGTTCCAAAATGGGGACATCGGGCGGGTATTGTTGTTTTTTCTTTTCTATGAGTTGTTGCAGGGTTTCGGTGCTGAGTGATTTTAATAACTCGGCAGCTTCTTCTTGCAAGGCATAGAAAGGAAAGCCCGCGATGTATAGGCTTTTGACATTATAAGGAATACGACTCAAATCTACTGCCTCCAAACCGCCCCCTAATTCTTTGGGTTTGGTGAAGTAGGCAGTGCCATTAGGTAGCAATGATTTGAATGCCGAATCATTCGCAATTTGTAATTCGGCATTCGTTATTTGCTTCTCGTCATTTGTGATAGTCTTAGGCTTCGGCGATTGTTCCTGCATACTTGTACGGTTTAGAGTTTGTGATGATTTTGATGGTAATACCGCTATCATCTTCGGCTTTTTTGCCTGTAGTGGCTTCGGCAGTATCCATATAAGCAGGGTTGATCTTGGTGCCTATTACCCATAGCGTGCCTTGGGCATCGGGGACTACGAAAATCATCGGTACGTTTTTGTAACGATTTATGAAGTCGAGGGTTACATCGCTAAAGCGAGCTATTTTAAACTCTAACTCGGTTTTCGCTTTTTTATTGCCAGCATTGCCAACGAGTGTGATTTTGAGTTCTCCCTCGTCTATCTGTGCATCGATACCCTTAAAGGATTTGGAAGCGATAAGGGTAAGGTTACCGTCTTCGATGGTGTTGGCTTTGCCGAGTTCGCCTGTATTGGCGGGCAATACGCATTTATCGACAAACGCTTTGGGGGCGTACAAAATGCGTGTGCTGATGCCTCCACTTACTTCGTCGTTAGGACAAGCATCGAGGCTTTCGTGGGGAACGTTATCAAAACAATTTTTTGCCATAATCTTACTTTGTTAATTTGTTAATAAGGGGAGAGTGTCCGCCGATGAGTTGGAGGAGTAGATCCTCGTCATTAGCGATTTCTTCTTGTGACAGGGCTTCACCTCCGATAAGCAACATTTGAGGCGCATCGTCAGCAAACTTGTAACTCACATTGCGGAATGTAAACTCGTGACCTTTGCGAGGGGCTTCTTCTGTTGGTTTTTCGGGAGTTCCCTTGAGTTGCTCCTCATATTGGTCGAGTTGTTGTTCGCGAGCGTTGAGCTGTTTTTCAACCTCATTGAGAGCTTTCTCACGTTCGTTGAGGGCTTCTTCTCTCTCGTTGAGAGCTTTTTCACGCTCGTTGAGGGCTTGCGCTTGTGTATCGTTGCTTTCGGTAGAGGCGTTATCAATTTCGGGCGAATTGCCATTCGCCCCTACGACGGGTGTATTTTTTTCTTCTTTTGCCATTTTAATTAGGTGTTAGGGGTTAGAGGATAGGGGTCAGGGGCTGAGTACCTGACCCTGAAACCTTATTAAGCTTCTAATCCTTTTTCTTCAGGGTAGTAGAGTTCATTGAGGTCTTTGTTGTTCAATCCGCGTTTTTTAGTACCGTCGGAAGTGTACACATAAGTAAGCTCATTGATTGCAAAATCATAGCCTAAAGTAAATTCACCCATAATGTTCAAGATACGTTTATCTACTTGTACATCGGTGATAGTTGCAGGATTATCGATGATGTCTACCATCTTTACAAAACCATTTTCAACGGTTGATACGATTGTACCGTCTTTGAGGTTAGGGATAGCCACAATTTGGCGTTTACCCAAGCGTGTTTTGAGCGCGTTGTCTTGGAACTTGTTTTGCCCAAACTTGTCTTCGTAGGCAATTTGGTAGTTCTCGGCATCATTCACACTCATAAAGATTTTTGTTACTTGGTCTTTCGCTCCCGCAGGCAAACCACGCTCATAGGCGGTTACTACATCGATGATGTTAGTGCTGGTGATAGCATCGGCAGGAATGAGGAAGTATGGGTTTTCGGTATTCTTCAATCCTTTGGCGATGATTTCGTTAAGCCCATCCATAGAAGTGCCAAATTCAGGGGTAGCAAGTCCTATCTTAGAAGCATCGTACTTACCAGTAACTGACAAAATGTTTACATCGGAGATGATTTTTTTCAAAAGCGAATCAATAGCGTGTTTAGAGATTGATTTATCTTTTAAATTCTTACCTTCGTCGTACATTTCCTCAAGTACTGTACTGAGTATTTCGGCAGGATCAAGTTCAAAATCCACCTTCTGATGGAAGTTTCTCATTATTTTTTTGCGGAATTGCAATTCGCCATAAGGCGTCCACTTTTTGGAGTTGAAGCCTTGTACTACGTGCCCTATGAGCGAATGCAACGATACGTATTCGCCTCTTACCTTGGTGAGGGTACGAGAGTGTGCATTGAGTAAAATCTCTTTAGACAATATTGCAGCTTGCAATAATTTAGGCTTGGTGCTGATGTAGCGAAGTAGTTCATTTTTAATCTGTTCTACGTTCATTGTTTTTTCTTGTGGCATAGTGTTAAATTTCGTTTAAGAATTTGTTGTGAGCATCGTTAGGGTCTAAATACCCGTCAATAAGTCCGTTGTTATCGGCTGACTCTTTGCCATCGTTAGCAGGCAATGAGTGTGCGGGGCGGTTGTTGAGTTCGGTTTTGAGGCTCTCGGTTTCGGCAGTAAGGGCGGTTACTTGCGCGGTGAGGGCTTCTTTTTCAGCGGTAAGGGCTGTTTTCTCTGCCGATAGCTTTTCGTTGTTGGCTTTCAGCTCTGCCATAAGCTGCTCGAGGGCGGTGTTGTCGGCAGCGGTTTCGGCAGCTGCTAAGGCGGCTTCAATCTTGTCGAGCTGCGATTCTTTGAGCTCTACAAACTTTTCATTCCCAAATAAGGGACTTTTCAGGTCGATACTGGCGAGTGCCAATATAGCGGCGATTCTTGCGTGTTTCATTATTTTATAGGTAAGAGGTAAGAGGTAAAAGGTAAGAGCCTGTTACTACTTACAGATTAAACTTTTTCTAATTGACTAATTGACTAATCACTTCGTTAAGTGTCATTATTTCGTCTATCAGTCCCATTGCTTTGGCTTTTTTGGCATTATAGGTATTGCCTTTGAAAACTTCTTCTTTAGCATCGGGGCGGTAGGCTTTTACGCTACTAATAAAGCGGGCGTTGGTATCGGATAGGTTTTGCAATACGGTTTTCTCGTTACCCTCCTTGAGGTCGCGATACCATTTGTTTTTCTCGGTGCTTTCGGGAGCGTAGAGTTCGTGTACTTTCACACCGTATTTTTCTAAGAAAGGCGCAAAATCTTGGAAACTCATCATCGTGCCTATACTGCCAATGGCATCAGCAAAGGGGGCGGCGACTACCTTGTCGCAAGCACTGGCAATCCAATAGGCAGCACTGCACATATAACCGCCCGTATAGGCTACGGTAGGTTTTTGCAAGCTGCGAATAACGCTGGCGAGCTCCTCAGTGCCTGCAACCATTCCGCCCCCGCTATCGATGTCCAGCACGATAGCGGTAACGGCTTGGTGCGATTCCAGCGCCTTTAATAACGTAATAATATATTGAGTACCGATATATCCGTAAGAGGTGTATTTGACGATGGGCTGCTTGAGATCTACCACTACGGGGAAGCTGTCACGCCCTTGGTGCAAAGAGGCGTTGCGCTCCTGAAAATCATAGTGGTAATCCTCTTCATACCAATGCGAACTCTCGAAACTCCCCTTACGATAAGCTAAGAGGAGTTCGGGGAGTTTTTCAGCGAGGTAATTATGATTGATAGAGAATAGCATAATAATTTGTCAATTTGCTAATTTGCCAATTTGCTAATCGGCAAATCATTAATGGTGCAAAATTATTGCAAAGGCGGCGCAAAGAAAAGGACACGGAATTTTTCGGTTATCTTACTGATATTAGGGAAGATGATTGTTTGCCCTGTAAGGGTTACTATATAGGTGTCGGAGCCCTTGCCGTTATCAACTATATTGTCGTCGATAGTGAGGGTGAAAGGCTCGCGGGCGTTGCCTACTACCAGCATTTCCTGCTCCGATACCAGGGCGACCACATAACGGCGTTGCTTGTGAAAGCCGATGAGCTTTTTGCGGGTATCTTTAGATAAATCGTAGATGGGCAAAGAGACTTGTATATCGAAGTAATCGTTGTGATTTTGCTGTTTGATGCTCACCTTGCGGTTATAAGGCGCAGGGTTATGAATGTCGATACGCAACAGGTAGCTGTTTTCATTAGGGGTAATGGCGCGCAAATTCTGATTGAAGCTAAAAGAAGCCGCTTCAAACAAGAGCACGTGCGATATTTCGCGCGTAAAGGATTCGGGGAGGTTGCAAAGGTTGAGCATTAGTTGTTAGGTGCGAGCCGCACGGGCTATTTATCAATTTGATGCAAAAGTAGGGTGTTTGGAGATGTTGTGAAAGGACGGCTTTGTGGTAAGAGATAAGAGGTAAGAGGGGCATTAGGCGTTGTGTAGTAAGGGTTTGCGGGGTGTTTTAGGGGTGTTGGCTGTATGTTGCCTGTATGGTGGCTGTATGGTGGCTGTAGTGAAGCTAAGGGAGGGCTGTGGGGTGGCTGTGGGGTAATAAAAAATGTAAAAGACTGTTTGTTAGCCTTTTACATTTTGTTTTTAGTAAGGGACAGGTTTAGAAGTTTTTTATTCTAAATTTTCTATTTTTCTCAGTTTTTCGAGGTAGAAATCGTGTATCCGTTGGAAATCTTCCTCAGTAAACTTGTTGTCTCTGAGTCTCATTCGCTTGTGTGTAGCTGCTGATGTACTCTTCTGAATTGCTCTTGCTACCTTGCTATCGGATAATTCTAATTGCTGAATGATGTATATTACTTTTTCGTGTGGTGTCATAGTTATTGTTGTGTTATCATATTAGTATTGTACCATTGCCACGCTTCATCTAAGAATTGTGTTTCGGATATTTCAGGGGCTAATTCCCCACCTGTTATCTTTACATTATTCTGAATTATTATGAGGTTGAACTTCTCATATTCATTGAATACGTATAACTTCTGAGGCTTGTTCTTTAATTCTCTGTTAAGAACTATCTGCTGTGTGCGCTCTCTAATTACCAATATCAGAGATAAGTAGAGAGGTGAGTAGATAAAGTGAAAAGCATTGGGCAACTGGTCAGGCTCTGGCTGTAATGCCAATAAGAATTTTGGCATTTTTAGTTCAAAAAGTTTGTCATTATCCATATATTTTGTATTTTTGTCCCTCATTTCTAAGGGTTTTAAATCGTTAGACTTGTTTTAATTTTACAAAGTAAAGCCCCTAATGTAATATTAGGGGCTTTTAATTTATCTAATAAAGCGATATTTAGGCAAGAAATTGCGACTACCCCCTATTTTGAATTTACTAACCATTTCGCCATAATAGTTAATAGGTTCATCAAGGCTAATTGTGGTAACATTACGCCCATTGTAATCGTATTGGTGCGCACTGTAACCTACTGACATATTGGGTAATCGCCATACCCCCCAATTCATAGAATTAAGATAATACAATATTCTACTGAGGTTATCTACATTAGCCTCGAATACTTTACCCTCTTTAATTTCATTTTCAAGAGCACGAAAGTCAGCTTCTAAATCTTGCTTTTCTTTCTCATTCTGAATTTTCTCTGCTTCGTGTTTTCTCTTGCAGAAATTGCAGAATTTAGTGTACGCTTCATTTAGATTTTCGTCGGTAATTTCACCATCTACATCAATGAATGTTAAAAAATATGGTTTTTCGGTGAAATTTTGTTCCTCTACCTTTTCATAAGGCACTTCATTAACTTGTGGGTAACCTTGCTCTTTCTTTTTGAAAGTAACATTACCTGCTACAATGTAGGTGTAGCTATTTGTTGTGTAAAATTCTAATTTCATCGTTATAAGTGTTTAAATGTTAATATTGTTTATTAGCGATGAGAAACATCAATCATATAAAACTGCTCTTCACCGCCTTGACGGTCTGCTATACCTACAATCTCTACTGTATAGGTTTCATTATATCGAGCATACCCCTCAAACTCTTCACCTTTAACGATGAACGTTTCGATTCGTTCGGGTGTATCTAATGCTCTTAACTCTAACCACTCATCACGGTCATCAATAGAGTCGTTGTACAGCTGTTCAGCTTCTTCGATACTATCTACATAATTGTAGTATCTGTATTTGTTTTTGATGTACTCGATTATTGCTTCATCGCTAATTGTTTCAGTGGTGAAGTTGTTGTCATTCACCCATTCTTGTAAGCCTAATGTTTTGTCTGTTGTTGTCATTTTCTTTGAGTTTTTAATGTTAATAATTGTTCTTATTTTAATTTTACACTGCAAAGATACGGCAAGATTTTTAATTACGCAAGCATTTTGCTTACTTTTTTTTCATTTTATTTTGTTTAATATATAACAATCATTTGTAAGTATATGTATATTATATAGTTATGTGATTATTTTTTTTGCGATAAAAAAGGCAAAAGGTAGTGTTGTACCCTTTGCCTTGGTGAGTTATTCATATTTAGCTACGGCTGCAAAGCGTTTGCGGGTTTCGGTGAGGTTAGTGCCTGATATTTTACCTGAGATGTAGATTTTCATTTTAATTCTAATATTTTAATTTGTTCAGAAGTGAGAGGTTCAAAGTAAATGTAATGATAGCCTTTATTAGTATAAAATAGCATTCGTTTTTTATCCATTTGAACGCTCATTAATTTATCTATCGCAACGCATTCTTCGGTGTCCCAAAACTTTCCCCATTTTCCAATATGGTCTTGATAGTTTATAGGAGGCTTTGTGCGCACTTGATTAAACCCCTCAATAGTGTACTCAGTAAATGAAAGGGTTGGTGTATACAATTCGTTCAATGAGCCATTAGCGGTGTACCACATCTTGAGTTTAGAATCAAATGTTACCTTAACACAAAAGTCATCAATTATATTATTGATATGGGTTACTGTTCCCCAGCCGAATAATATATCAAATACTCTGTCTCCTAATTCAAATATTATTTCCTTGTTTTTGTTCACTCTTATAGATTTCAATTAGTTTGTACACAAGTGATTCGCGCGCCCCTTCGTAAGTTTTAAAAGCCCCTGCATAATGTACTCCTCCTCTTATTTTCATATTATAAAAACTGAATTTTGATTCATCTTCATAATTTATTAGTGTAATCATAAAACCTTTCTCTCTAAACCAAGCAAAAACTTGCTCCCAAGTGGGGAGCGATACACAATCACGAAAGTATCTTTTATCATTCCAATTTGTGGTGCTAAATTCTTCATCGTGGTATGGTGATATACGAAGTAATCGTTCATCATAATAGAACGCACAATCTTTGTTAAACGCTATTTCTTTGAGTTGTAAGGCTATATCCAAAGGTACAAGCCAAGTGGGATAAATTTGCGCGTTAACTTCCTTTTTGTTAGTGTTATTAAACAAATCATCAATATTGAATGTATCAATATCTCCTAAAAAAAATTGTTTATTAATGGTAGCTCCTGTATTGTTTATGTTCTGTATCATTTTCTTTACTAATTAATTTTTGATAAATTTACCGTTAATAATTTTGCCTTTTCGGTTTTTGATTTCGTTATAGGCGAGGTTCAAGCACTCCTCAAGGGTGGTGTTATTATCTTGGGCAATCTTCTCAATCAATTGGGATATGTGGGATAAACGAAAAAAAACATTGCGAGTATGATTACTATTTTCCTGTAATAAAAATTCTTCATTAAATAGTACGATGAGGGTCTTAGTTATATAACCTAAATAGTTTATCGTAGATGAACCCTCAAAAGAGTCAAACATATATCTTGCGTTAATTATTTCTATTGCAAAATCTTTGTTTTTAAACACAAAATAGCAGTAATTGATGAGTGTTACCATTACATCGCCAATAGCGTCCTGAATAGCTGATTTGTCGTTGTCATAACACGCCTTGATAAGTTCGCCAACTTCCTCGTGGGTTTTGAGGAGTTCATCAAATGGCGTTAATTGTTCATAGATTTCTCTTTCTTTTGCCCACTGATGAATGAGTGGGACGAGTTCTTGGATTGTTTTCATTGTTTCTATTTAAATTTACAAAATTGTTGTAGTAGGTATTTGTTATTGTAAAATCTCTACTTTCTTCTAATATTTCTGAGATAGATTTTCCTGCTTTTTGTTTTTCTGTTATATCTTTTAATACAGATTCTTTGATTTTTTCTACCATTAAAGTATTTTCCATTGTCTAATCTTCTTCTTTATAGTTTAACAATTCGGGGTTTTCATATTGGTTTCCAATAACTTTTGCGCGTTGCAAACACGAACGCCAAGCCTCTTCGTGAAGATTGTAATACCCATTGATGTTGCCTACATTTTTGGCATCGATACGGCAGAATGCCATACATTCCTCTCGGTACACAATAAGGCTGTAACCCCCATAATCGTGGGCAAGAATGTCGCCCTCATAGATTTCAGTGCCATTTTTGTCGTGTTGTCCTGTAAATAGACTTATTGAGTCTTCATTTACTGCGTAATCATCAATAGCATACTCATCGTGAAGTTCGTAATAATGTAAATAACCATATACGAAATCATTAAGAGCCATACTAAATCCTCTAAATTTGATTGTTTTCATTTGTTGTTTAATTATTTGTTAAAGATAACCTTTTCTGAATTGTTTTCTGTTGACTTGAATTCTAATTTAAACTTCAAGTTCTTAAACTCTGTTTCGTTATACCTAATAAGTGATGTAGTTACATCATAAACTTCTCTAATGTCAGCACTTACTCCTTCAAATAAGAAGCAATCTCTTATTAATTTTAGAAATAAGTTCAAACCATCTTCAGTAATAACCCCCATAAGGTTATATGGCGTATTATCCTTAGAGCAATATATAAACGCTCCCTCTTTAATTTCTTTTTTCATTTGTTGATATTTTTTAATCTTTAAATTTTACTCGTTTACCTTTTATTTTGCTGTCATAAGAGTAGAGAATTTTAGCTAATGTGATTTCGGTATCTTCTACTAAATTAGAAAATTTTTCTCCGTGATTCCCTTTATACCCTTGACACAATATATCCGTTAACACATCTATTTGTGCGTTATTTAATCCTAATGTTATCTTAAGATCATACATACTATTTTCATTCTCGATTAACTCAATAGAAAATTTACCTAAAATATTTTCTTTTTTTCTCATTTGTTGATATTTTTAGTGTTAATAATCTTACCTAAGTATAGTACGAAGTACTTTTTGTTGGGTTCTGCGCCCCATTCGGGTTTACCAGTGCCAAAGCGTATAGCTTTTAATTCTATGGCGAGGCTTGGAGCATCACGAGCATAACCATTGCGAAAGACGGCAGTGTTGTACTCTCGTCCAATAAGGCGAAGGTTGTAATACGGTTTGATATCGCGATATTCTTCGGTTTTCTCGCCCGATAGTATCATATCAAACCATTTCTTTTTGATGGTTAGGTGTAGGGTGTTATTCATTATTCTTTAATTTTAATCGTTTTGCTATTAATTCTACAATATCCACGGTTACGGCATTGCCGATGAGTTTGTAACGTTGTGTTTTAGCAATGGGCTTTATCGTGCCATTGTAGTTGCCGTATTGTGTCCAATTATCGGGAAATCCTTGCAGGCGTTCGCATTCTATTTCGGTTAATCTACGTATGCCACCCAATAAGTTATTCTCTTGAAAGGCATTGCTCGATATGGTTGGGCAAATAGTGAGGTCTGCACCTTTATTTTTACCTCGTGAACGTTGCTTTATAATAAAATCAGAATTATTTCTTGTTAGGGCAGGTGATACTCCTCTTTCATCATATACTCTATTTTGTTGGTAAGGTTGTCTCCCATTTGATTCAGTAGATGGATTTATTTGTATAACGGTCATATCAGAGTGCAAGCCTCCTGACTTTCCGCCACCTGTTAGTGTCCCCGCTTTTTTTGGAATAATGTAAGTATCATCTTGGTTCATATTGCCATTGGCTTTAATTGTTCCACTAATTTGGGTTTGTGATTGACTTTTCGATTTTGTTGTAGGCACAAAATCATTTTCTCCGATAGGAAATACTCTTGGGACACTTCGTCCTGCAAGATGTCCAATAAGGTAAATCCGCTCTCTATTTTGGGGTAGTAGCCAGCTTGTATTAAGCAATTGCCATTCAATCCTATAACCCCCAATGTTGGCAAAGGCTTGGAGAATTGCCCAAAAATCTGCGCCAGCGTTTGAGCTGAAAGCGCCTTTAACGTTCTCCCAGATAAATACACTTGGTCTGATGTCAGCAATGAGGGCAATTGCTTTTTTGATAAGGCTACTTTTGTTTCCTTTAAGCCCCTCTCTTCTTCCAGCAAGGCTGAAATCTTGACAAGGCGATCCGAAAGTGATAATGTCAATTTCTGTAAAGTCTCCTCCGTGAACAGAGGTAATATCTCCGATGTATTTTGCATTTGGAAAGTTTTTTTTATAGTTTGCGATTGCACTTTTGTCTATCTCTGAAAAATAGTGTTCGGTAAATTGGTAGCCAGCTCGCTGAAATCCGAGTGAAAAGCCCCCAATTCCGCTGAATAGGTCTATGATTTTCATTATTTTAATAATAATCGTTTTTCAATTTCTTCTTTTTTGCGATTAAAATCCTTGCGAATGGTATCGTAAGGCAAATCGTTTTCTTCGATGTTGTAGGACCTTAATATGTTGATGATAGTAAACTTATAAGGTATACTATAATAATAGTGGTTCATTACTGCCGTGCGAAAGAGCTCTCTGCGAAAATGACTGTCCACGAACTTCACTATTAGTGCGTTCTGTTGTGGCAAGATTATCGCACCACGCTTCTCGTAATTACTTGTATTAATAGTAAGTTGATAGGTTTGCGACAATTCTTTTTTAACGCGGTACTGGTACTCCGATAGGTTGCTTTTGCGCTGCAACACGTTGAGGATATAGATACCTATTTCGTCGCTTGCTTTTGGGGCATACGGCTCACCATAGAGCGTACGCATATACTTAATAAGGTAATTGGGTAGGTTTAAAGTGATGTTAAGCATTTCTTTCATTGTTAATGGTTATCATTTCGTCGTTATAATAGTACTCAATAGCGGTGTTCTTCTCTACAAAAGCGTCCAACTCATTGATATCTTTAGGATATACTGTATATAGGTAAGGCACAAAGTCTTTCAATTTTGTAACCCCACTAATAGCAGATAATCCTACTAAATGCTGATGCCAGTAGAGGGCAGCTATATAGGCGTTACTCTTCTTAAAATGCGTAATGATAGGCTCAATACATAGCAGTGGCTTACTGATAAAGTACTCTTTTTTCTTTTTTGTACCCTCGCTATTCGTTACTCGTAATTCTTCATTCATTAAGAATTTTCCACAACTATCATTGGCATAAGTAATAGTAGGGTTGATACAGTGATATAACGGAAAGTCGCTTTTCTTCTCAGGGAATATATCGTATAAAAATTTAAGATATTCCAACAAGTCAAGCTGAGTTCCCGCAGGTAATAGTCCGCCGACTAAAGAGCCTTCACGATAGAGCCCACTCACCACACAATTAGTTTTGTGCAGATAGGCAGAATCTACCTTTATATTCGTCAGCATTTTAAAGAAGTATTCCATTTGTTTATGGTTTAAGGGGTTATGTATTAGGTGTAGTATAGATTTTATCTATAACGAAAAGGGGTGTTTTCAGCATTTTTTTGAAAAAAAAGTAACTTTTTTCCAAAAAGGGGCATTTTTTTTTCCTACATTTCCTACAGAGCCATTTTTACAAATCCTACATTTGATTTTCAGCATATTATCCTTTTTTAGTGTGTAGGAAAGTGCTTTTTTTACGTAGGAAAACCAAAAATATTTTCCTACACTTTCCTACGAGTTCCTACGAAATCCTACAAATCCTACGTACTTTCCTACGTATTTTTTTAGTTAATATACTCATTATTATAATATTAAGTGTTTGTAGGAAATGTAGGAAAAGAAAAGTGCCATTTTCTAAAAAAATCGTGTTTTTATAAAAAAAATAGTTCATTTTCGGATTTTTAGGTTATTTGTCTATTAGAAAAAACTATTGTTGTCGTCTTGTATGTCTTTTACTTTTCCTCTTAATCGTTGATTTTCAATTTCTGCGATGAGTTCTGCACGTATGGGCAGCTTGTTGATGTTCACCTTTATGGCACTGGTAGGGCTGTTGATGGTTAGATTTATTCGTACGGCTTTTTCTTCTCCTACAAAGCTCTCGGCTTCTTTTATTTGTCGGCGTAATTCGGTTTTGCTTGGTGCGTTCTCTCTATATTGTATAAACCATTGGCGTTGCACTATACTATATACTGTACTGAAGTTGAAACTTAGATAGCCACCCTCCTCGCGCAGGTTGATACCCATTCGTAAAGCTTCTCCCTGGGTGAGCCGCATACATACCAATATGCAATCCCAAAAACGATTGGCTGCTGAGTCGGTTTCTATTTTCTTGCGTTGGCTATCTACCATTATCTCGAAGTGTGCTAACATCTCTTCTTCAGTAAATGGAAATATCCAATCGTTTTTAAAGATGTTGAATACCGCCCGAAGTACTGAGAGGTTATCGGTAATACGCGATGGCACATTCTTGAATAGTTCTCCTTTGGTGAAATTTCTTTTAGCCTCTCGGTAAGTTTCCAAGAACTTGTCGGCAAAGAAGTCTCGTTTATGGATAAAGAAGTCTGCCATACCCGATATACCTTTCTTGCACATATCTTTCAGCACGTTATACTGTTTCTTAGCGTCGTCGTCAAACTCTTGTTGCTTCATTTCCTCCCATAGTAGGCGAGTGATAAGGGCTTCAGCATCGGGGCAATCGTTACCTGTGAGGATAGTAGCTGATAAGATAGGTACTTCTTCGGTAGCTACGGGGCTCTCTATGGTACCTCGCTTATAGCCTCGTCTATCCCACAAGCCTTTTAGTACCCCATCAATCTGCGGGTTGCCGCGCTTGTACTCCGATAGTTGTGATATACCATTGCTAAACTGAGAGAACTCGCGTATTTGTGCCTTAATGGTACTGGCTCCTCCCTCAAGCTGTATAGCGGTTTGAGGAATACCCATCAGCGATTGTACCGCCTCGCAAAGATTGTCTTTACCGGTAGAAGCAGGACCATAGAGAAAGAGCAAAGGATAGAAGCCCGTACCCGATACAATAATATCTTGGTAGAACGACCCAATGCCAAAGAGTATAGCCGTAATGGCGTGCGAGCGGTGTACCTTATACATCTGTCTGAAGTATTCAGGAGGGGCTAACGAAGTATCTGTACTCTTAAATCTTTTTTGCGCGCCGTACATAAAAGCATTATTTTCGTAATTGGCATTGGCTGAAGGAATGTAGTAGCAAGTCTTTTGGTAATTGAAAAGTCCCGTTTTGTCAAGTACTATATCTTCGCCCTGGGGTACTACTATTTTATTGTTCCACGCCCAAAAGCCTTCCGTTTGCCACCCGAGTATACTAATCTTACGCCCTGTGCCCATACGGTCGAAAAGGTAACGCAAAAGGCGTTCGTGCTGAGAGGATGTACCCGAAAAGTAGTAGTTACCAAACGAGGTTACCACGTTCTTAAACGAGGGTAGTGAGTTGATTTTATCGGAAAGTATATCAAAAATCTTCTCACTTCCATAGATGTTGCAGATGCGTATGAGTTTCATAGGAAACTTCTCATCTTGCATGTGCTGCACTATTTCAATAGAGAAATTGGAAATCGACATAAAGTATTCCTTACCCTCCTTGCCCGCTGATGTATAGATGCGGTTTTGGTGCTGAAAAAGTCCGTATTCTATAATCTCATTCTTATATAGGTAAGGATCTTCTACTTCATCGGGAAAAAGATAGTTATCAAGTGATCCGTCGTTACTGAATACTGTTCTCTGCACTCTAACTTCTGACACCTTAGGACTAACCTCTGATGCCTGACTCTTAACCGCTGACACTTTGATATTAAACATCTCTTTCAGCTGCTCGGTATACGCCTCACGAGTTGTATTATCAGGAATGCAGCCTACGAGTTTGCTTGCCAATTCGGTGAGGTTCTTTTTGTCTTCAGGCAATAGTAATGGCTTTTTGCTTTCTCCGTGTTTTTCAATATAGCGGTCGAGTGCTGCGCGGTAGGCTTCGCCAATAAGGTGCACTATAGCATCGGTGCGCGAGGCTTTGATAAGTTCTACCGCTTCGGGGCGTTGCCCTATACTGTCGGGGTCTTCTTTGCTTTCAGACTGAATTACTACCAATTCGGCAAACAAACCCGCCTGTAATATCAGCTGTAAATCACGCTCGGCAGCCGTTTGCCCTGCGCTATCGCTATCGCGGAAGATAATCACCTTGCGACAAAGTTTCTTCAGCTGTGCCAAGTGTTGTGGCGTGAGAGCCGTGCCCAAGGTAGCAACAGTATTGGCAAACCCTATCTGATGCATACGCATTACATCGGTATAGCCTTCTACCAAATACACCTCTCCTGTATTGGCAATGGTATTACGCGCCAAATGGAAGCCGTACAGCAAGTTGGATTTATCGAATAAATCAGACTCAGCACTATTGATATACTTAGGTTGCTTCTTATCGTTAGTAAGTATTCTGCCGCCAAAGCCTACGCAATGCCCATACTTGTCGCTAATAGGGAAGATAATACGCCCTTTGAAGAAGTCGTAATAGTTGCCTTGGTTATTTTTGCGCAACAGACCTAATGTTTCGCCATCGCTCACGATAGCCTGCTCTTTGAACGCCTCGTACAAGCCTGCCAAGGCATAACCAATACCGAAATTATCCACAATCTCATCGGTGAAATTACGGCTAAGCATATATTTCTTGGCTTCGCTCTCAGGGGGCAAACTCACGAAATTCTGACGGTATATTTCAGCAGTTTTCTTGAGTATTTGTGTAAGGCTCTGCTTTTGGGTGCGCTTTTCTTTTTGCTCGTCGGTTTCCTTTTCGTATTCTATAGGAATGTTAAGGGTTTCGCAGGCGATTTTTACCGCCTCGAGGAAATCAACTCCCTTATAGGCTTGGATAAAGTCAATAATGCTCGTACCTCCTTTGCCAGAGCCGAAGTCTTTCCATATATTCTTTACGTTGGAAACCTTGAAGCTGGGGGTGCGTTCGTTTTTGAAAGGCGAGCACCCCTCCGCCGTTCCGTTGTTACGTATCTTATACGAAGCATCGGTATACACCCTGCCAATAGCTTGACAAAGGTCGGCTTCGTATAATTTATCTATGACTGATGATTTAATCATAAGGTAAGAGATAAAAGGTAAGATATTACCTTATTAATACTTGTTTTTGGACTAACACTCTGTTTTTAGAATCCAAATTTTTTCTTTTATATTTGCAAATCCTTTATATTTTTTGCCTGTTAGAGGAGATTTTCCAAAATCAATTAAAGGAATAAGTTTACTAATAATTTTTTCAAAAATGTCTAAGTCAAAACCAAAGTGTTCATAAAATAATTCTTCTACTTTACCTTCTTCATATTCCATTTCATCAATATCAAATCCCATAATGGTACAAGCCAAAGTTTCTATGTCAAATCTGTCGATATTATTTTTTTCTTTCATAGTGTTTACTTAATTTCTAATTGCACTACAAAGCCGAGTTTCATTAAGTTTTTGGCTTGTGTAGTGTTCATTACTTCTTCGTTATAGGCATAGATAGTATGTTTGTGCGGTTCTACTCTATACCCTTTGCATTTTAGTCGGTAAGTGTTATTGTATATCTTCCGCTTTTCAGCCGACACCTTATAGGTAGTCTTTACTTTAGCAGTAGCACTTATCGGAGCTACCTCGAAGAGGAGGTGAGGAGGGTGTTTTTGTTTTTGAACTCTCTTGCTCTTCTTTGGAAATCGGCGATGATTCGCTCTCTTAACTCGTTTTCGTCCCATAGTTGTTTCTTCTTTTTCTTTTTAGTTGTTGGAATGCTTTCTACATTGGTATTCAATAGTTGGCGCAAGCGTTCACGCTGGGTATTATCCAACGCCTGGGCAACCTTGTACACTGTTTCAGCATCCATTGAAAAACTTTTTAATAGTTATATCACATCGCAAAACTGGCGACTGATAACAAAACCAAATAGAATGGTACGCAACTCTACACGGCACAAACGACAATAATTGTCAAGATGATAATAAGTGATTCGTTTAAACATAGTGTGGAGGATTAAAATAAAGTAGGTTGTTTTACAAGTTCATCATCAATCGTATTAAGTTGCTTACAAATCTCCTTCCGTTGGTTTTGCAGATGTTGTAATGTTTTAAACGATTCGTCATTTTCCTTAAGTTGATGTTTTAGCTTTCCTATTTGGTTATCTACTTCTTCGCGTTGCATTAGCAATTCTTTGCGGTTAGTAATGGTACCGTGAAAGTGATTGTACAGAAGTTCATAGCAAGTGCGCTTGTAAGCTAACAATTCGGCACTATCAGAACGAAGAGAAAAAAGCCAACCATATACATATTTCTCCGGAATACAGGTCATATTTCTACCCTGTTTTTTGCCGTTTTTTGCCACCTGTATTGTCTGTTCAGACAATACAGACCCTAAAATTGGGTCATTTTTTGCGTTTCTGAACGACCTGATATAATCTACATTCAGAGCCTCACAAATAGGTTTTAAGGCAATCCAATACGTTTTATCTACTTTTACATAGATAATGTTTTTGCCATTGAAACTTAGAAAATGTTCGTGTTTGTTCATAGTGTTTAGAAATTAGAGGTGTTAAACAATTCTTCATTAGAAAGCCCTGTAAGTTTCATTAAAGCATTGCGCCCTTTGGTATTGTCGAGTTTCTCGTTGTCGCGATTGAGCCAACGAGAAACGGTTTCAAAAGACACATCAAGTTCTAATGCGAGGAGCATACGCAGGCGTTGTTTTGAACCCTGCTGATTAAAAAAATCTGTAATTTGTTTTGTTAATTCCATTTTAAGTGTTATTTTTACCAAGTAATTTTGATATGTTAATTTTAACGGGGCAAAAGTAAAGGATAATTTTCATTTAACAAAATATTTTAAGGATAAATTTCATTGAATATGAAAAAATTTTTTGACAGAATAACTGAAATAACTAATAATGAGGGTATTAATATTACCACATTAGAGCATAAGATAGGCGCAAGTCAAGGCGTTTTATCTCGTGCTAAGCGCAATAACACATCTATTTCTGTAGAATGGATAATGAAAATACTTGAAAATTATCCTAAATACAATGCAAATTGGCTTTTAAAAGGTCGAGGAGAAATGATAGAAAATAGAGGTGGAACTGATGAATCAGAAGTAACTTTTTTAAGGGAGAAGAATATTTTATTACAAAAGAATTCGCAGTTATTGGAGGAGAAGGTGGAGCGGTTGGAAGAAGAACTTACCGCACTAAAAAAACGCATACTTTTCACTGAAGAAACTGAAAGTAAGATAGCCTAATAAGTATCTAATAACCAAATACTTTTACCCTAAAAGGTAGATAAAACGCATACTAATAACGCATACAAACCACTATATTTTTATCAAGTTTGTCAGTTTTTATAGTGTTGTAAAACAAAAAGTTATGAATTTTTAAACTATATAGTTTTAAACTCATAACCCGAAGGTCACTGGTTCGAGTCCAGTTCCCGCTACAAAATAGGCGTAATTAGTTGGATAATCAACTAATTACGCCTAACTTTTTTTAATAGCGCGTCAATTTTGTGGCTATTTTCTTGCACCTAACTATCAAAAACTTCAAAATGATTATCTTCATAAAAAAAGATAATACGCTTAATTTTCTTTCCTACAGTATTATTCACTATAGAAGGTAAATGAGATAATTCTGATACCTCTTTATCTAAACTAACTTTTTTTTCTTCTTTAATAGGAGAAGATAGAGTAGGAGAGAGGCTTTCCATTTCTATTTCTGGAATATCACTAAATAAGTCTGGCTGTTGTATTTTTTTAGGTATAGAAACTTCTTTCTCTTCTTTGCGAGGGAAAGTTCCTTTTCCTTGAGTAATCCAATACATATCCACCTCTGGAAATTTTTCTATGAGTTTTAAAATAAAATCTAAACTCGGCTTATTGCGTTCTGATAAGAGATGTGATATTCCTGAACGTTGAATTTCCAAAGCATCAGCAAAAGCTGCTGCATTTAATCCATAATAATCCATCACTTGTTGCAAGCGAATGGAAAAGTCTGACGTGTTTAACATTGTAATTTATATCAAATTTATCAATAATGCACAAATGTAAATCAATATTTTGATATATACAAATTTAAACAAAAATATTTATTTCAAACATTTAAGTGTCGATTTATAATATTAACGTAATTATATCATATACAGTCACTTATATATTTATTATAAAAATTATTTATAAGTATTTTCGTAGAAGCTATCTACTAGAAATACTTATTCTCTATTTTTATAGGCATTACAACTGTAATTTCTTACATTGTAAAATTGTATACAAATGTAATTAGATAGATGTTTATGTAATAAAATATCCTAATCAAAATTTTATGTATATATAATTGTTATCTACTAAATATTTCTTACTTTTGTCCTTATAATAATCTATATAAAAAGGGAAAAGAAAATGGAAAAAGAACTTTTAGGACGTTATATTACCTATCAAATGATTACCCCTCTTTTAGATAAATATCCTTTTGATGAAGTTATTTATTTGGGTAGTTCAGTAAAAGGTATACCTATCAACTTGTATAGAGTAGGTAAGGGGAATAAAAAAATACTACTTTGGTCACAAATGCACGGTAATGAATCAACTACGACTAAGGCTCTTTTCGATGTTCTATTAAGACTTCAAACAATTAATATACTATCTGAATTAAGTATTTATTGTATCCCTCAACTCAACCCCGATGGAGCTGAGCTGTTTACACGTGTAAATTTTAATAATGTCGACCTCAATCGTGATGCTCACGAACTTACACAGCCTGAAAGCAAATGTTTGCGTAAAGCTTATGACCTTGTGCAGCCTGATTATTGTTTTAATTTACACGACCAAAGAACTATTTTTAGTGTAGGGCAACCCCCTTTTCCTGCTACTGTTTCTTTCTTAGCTCCTGCTTATAATAAAGAACGTAGTGTCAATGAAATCCGTCAAAAGGCAATGGAAGTTATTGTTGTAATGAATAGCATTTTACAACATCATATACCCAATCAAATAGCACGTTTTGATGATAGTTTTAATATCAACTGTACAGGAGATAAATATACTTCATTAGGTACACCTACAATCCTTTTTGAAGCAGGACATTACCCCAATGATTACAATCGTGAACATACAAGATCTTACATAGCGATAGCAATTTTAACAGCATTAGAATATATTGCTACTTCTTATGTTACAAATGTAAATTATACGGATTATTTCAATATACCAGAAAACGACAAATGTTTTTATGATATTATCTTACGTGATGATACACATAGTGGTAATGATGTAGGTATTCTTTACAAAGAAATCTTAGAAAATGCTAAAATTTTGTTTGTCCCTTATATTGCCGAAATAGGAGATTTATCCACTAAATATGGACATAGAGAAATGCCTCTGTCTAAATATCTAATAGCTCCTATCAATAAAAGTTCTATTGAAAATAGTTTAGATTTACAAAACCTTTAACACAAAATAAGAAAGAAAATGCAAAATATAAGTCTTTTTATTTGGATAATTCAAAATAAAATACTTACTTTGCACGCTGAGTAAATTATAAAAATATAATAGATGGCGAGATACAAATTAGATGAAACTGATCATCAAATATTAGATCTATTGATTGATGATACCCGAACCCCTTTTACTGAGATAGCCAAGCAGTTGGAAATTTCAGCAGGGACTGTTCACGTGAGAGTACGAAAAATGGAGGAACTTGGTATCATTAAAGGCTCTACACTCACAGTAGATTATGAACGATTGGGCTATACTTTTATAGCGTATGTAGGAATTTTTTTAGAGCGTAATCATCAAGCTCAGTTTGTATTAGAACGTTTGGAAGAAATTCCTTTTGTAACAGTAGCACATATTACTTCAGGACAGTACAATATCTTTTGTAAAATCCGAGCTCGTGACACTAAACACGCCAAAGAAGTGATCTATATGATAGATGATATTCAAGGGGTAGCTCGTTCTGAAACTATGATTTCTATGGAAGAATCTATTAACGACAAGCGTCGTCTATTGCATAAAGCTTTTCGTGAATTACAATAAAATAATATTTAAACAACTTTGAAAGAGCTACCTAAAAATAGGCAGCTCTTTTGTTATAAAAATATTTTATTATTTAAAAATCTGTTATTTATTATGTCAAAATTCTACAACGAAATTGCTGAAAAATACGACTTTATCTTTCCGTTATCTCCAGCTCATCAAACATTTTTTGCGGATGAACTCCAAGGGCATACCGTCCTCGATGTAGGTGCTGCTACGGGCAATCTTACCGCTTACCTAAACTCACAAGGATACGAAGTTACCGCTATCGACCTCAGTGAACGATTGATTGCCAAAGCTGCCGAAAAAGGTATTACTGTACAACAGCGCAATATGCTTACTATTGATGAGCTTTCCACCTTTGATAACATTGTTTGTATCGGTAATACGCTCCCACATTTGGATAGTAAGGCTTCCATACAGCTCTTTTTGCAAAAAGCTTATGGACAACTCACCCAAGAGGGTAAACTTGTCCTGCAATTGGTCAATTTTGAAAAATATTTTGCCCAGCAACAAGGCGATTACCTCGGTAATCTCCCCTTGATAGCCAACGATAAGGTGAAGTTTGAGCGATTTTACTATCTCAATAAGGAAGGAAAAATTCGTTTCAAGACTATTTTGGACGATACCATAGAAAATGAGGAACTGTTACAGCCTATTTTCGCCGATGAACTTACCCAGTGGCTCTCCCAAATAGGATTTCAAGCCATCAACCTATATGGTAATTTCAAAAAAGACTCTTTTGATAAAGAAAAATCCATGGCACTAATAATCACTGCAGAAAAGTAATTTCCATATCTTACAAATATTCCGTACTTTTGCATTTTTTAAACTTTAGAATAAACGATATGGCACGATTAGGCGTTTTTTATGCACTTAGTGATGAGCAAGTAGATGCTATTGCAGAACAAGATGATGACAAGATGTATGCTTATATGCTCAACACTATTGAAGAAAATCTCTTGGGTACACCCAAAAGTTATCAGATAGATAAAGCGTGGGAAGGCATTCACTATTGTCTTTGTGAGGG